ATGCCGTTCAACTTTTCTGTTACGAAGCCTGATTCGGTTCCTGACACCTTCGCCTCCGACTACGCTGCATACGTGCAGTCTCTTGTCGGGAGCGTGTTGTTTAAGGACATCCTAATCAATGCCTTCTCGGCCACTTAAGGCCTAACAGCAGAAAGAGGATATGCAGCAATTGTATACCCTGGTCGCGCACATGGCGCGTACCCTGAACACTAGTCAAGGCAATTTGATGGCTAATGCTATTGAATTACGCGACTGGCATGCACTCAACCGTGTTGAGATAGCACCTGGTGACTTCACCGATCCCGAGTCCTACTGGCAGCATTCCCAAGTTAAGGAAATACTCCGCAAGGGGGAATTCTTGACCGGGGACCCTGCTCCTTTAGAGAAAAAGGCCACTGAGGAATTCTACCGCTGTGAAGCGCTGAATTTTGTTTCAAATCGTCGCATCCGTTCCGTTCTCTTGGATCAAGCCCTTATGGGGCCGTCTGAGTTACGCATCTGGGAGTTCTTCCAAGATGTGAAAAGAGAAATTGGTGTCTGTTTGGGGAAACTCCCCGAATTTGATGATTTGAACCCTCGTTTTGGTCCAGGGGCTACGTTCAGCGAGCGAAGACCTGTCTGCCTAGCGGCTGACAAAATTCAAAACCTGCCGACTCTCACACCAAGCGCCTCCGTGTTTATCCCTGAGTGGGAGAATACGGCTTGGGCTCGCTCCGTACGCGGTAAGCGTACGGGCCTTGGATATAGCTTTAAAGGCTATCGTGAGGACTGGTCTGAACCCGAAAGGGTTCGCGGTAATCGCTTCACTACTGTGCCAAAAGACGCCTTCAAGCGTCGCGGTATATGTATTGAACCTTCCCTAAATGTGTATTTCCAACTCGGTGTTGGGGGCTATATTCGGCGTAAGCTGAAGCAAGTTTTCAAGATCGATTTGAAGTACGACCAAGAACGTCATCGCGAGATGGCGCGTTGGGGGAGTTCGCATGGTGGCCTTGCCACCATAGACCTCACTTCTGCATCAGACCTCATCTGCTTGGAGCTCGTGAGAGCTCTACTCCCGCCCCTGTGGTTTGAATTGCTCAATTCTCTTCGGTCACCGTACACCTTAATCGGTGGAAAGTGGCAGAAGCTTGAGAAATTCTCGTCCATGGGTAATGGCTACACGTTTGAGCTTGAAACACTCATATTTGCAGCTATCTGTCGAGTCATCAGTAAACGTCACGGGTTTAACCCTGACGAGCTGGTCTCAATCGACATGTTGGGGCAGTATGGTGACGATTGTATCGTCCCTACTGAGATTTCA